TGTTGAAATCAAGATATGGTCTTGTGGTCACCAAAGAGGCGGAGGAAGACCAGTATGAGTGCATTCGACCAAGAGATTAAGTGGCGTGTTCCTTCAACCACTGCTAAGTGGAAAGGAAAGGCTGAGATAGTCATGAGCGTTGCTACTCCCAAAGGTCGAGGTAAACCTGCCATTGATATTAGAACTCGAAGAACAATAGAGCATCCGAAAGGTGAAGGCTTTACGAGAGAGGGCGTAAGGTTGTCACTTGAAGATACAAGCACTCTAATCAAAGCATTAACACATACCCTCGAAGAACTGAGGGAAACGAATGCTACTGGCTGAGGCATCTCAGATATCGGAAGAACTGCGTAACTATTATCGCAACTATATGCGAGATAGTGAGAACCGTTCTCAATACTTTAACAAGTTGATAGATACAGTTAGTCTCGCAGTGCGTGATTCTATAGATGATTTGAACCAACTAATAGATATGTTCTTCCCTTCCTATTCTAAATATCCAAGACAGTATGTTTCTTTTCGAGACCTAAGAGACGATGTGTGTAAGAAGTTGTCAATCTCTCCCTTAGTATGGGATGAAGCATTGGCAGGTAAACCGATGGTGCCACTATTAGCACTTGAGTCCCCAGAGTATGGGGGCGACGGATTGACCGTCAAACAAGGACTCAATTTGATGGCTCGAATAAAAGACCTAGGCTTCCTTGAGATTGCCAGCAAAATGAATGAGAAAGAGGCATTAGTATTCTGGGCAAGAGCCACAGGTGAAAGGCCACCTATACCTATCAATCGCTTTTTACAAATCATATCCTATGTAGTGGGCGAGAATCCTCAAACATTACAATCAATCAATATCCTACTCCAAACGATGCTACCAGCAGAGATAGCACAAAGAATGATTGGTACTCAGAAACCAATCGAAGTAAGAACCATGCAACCGGGTCAGCCATTCGTTGGTCCCGTTTACAAAGCGTGGGATAAATTCACAACTCCTACAGATGTATTTGTAGAAGTAATATCCAATCCAAGAAGATACTTACACATCACCGAGTTTCCAAAAGGTAACTTCAAAGGTGTTCTTTATGACAGGCATCGACAACTTATGGGTAAGCCTCTCAGCCTGCCTATTGAACAAGAGGCTATCTTAGAAGTAGAGGTAGATGGACTAGACATAAAGTTCGTCACTGATATATTATCACTAGACAAGGATTGGGATATTCACAAATCAGATTATAGAGACAGGGTGAATAAGTTGGAACAATTGAATTTGAGTAAGCCTGTTAAATCTGGTAAGTTCGTTTCCAACGCTACTGACTTTACTCACATGTTAGAGACAATAGAGCCTACTGAAAGATTGAGGCTTACTAACACTGACGGCATAGTTGCTGGAGGACAAGGTGGATGGTTAGTGATGAAAGACGCATTCCACATACAGTTACTCGTTAACGCAGTAAAGCGTGACGAAGAATATGATACCTTCGTAAGACTATCTGCATTAGACGGTTATGAGAGTTATGAAGTCGGGCAAGTTAAATTAACCGTCTCGGTTGCACAACATCTCCGTCAAAGGTTGGCACAGCAGGGAGTGCTTGCTGGACAAGACTGGTTACCAGTCGACGAATATGGAATGGTGGTAGTTATGGAGATGAAAGAATTTTCTTTACAAGACCTTTCTGTTACTGATGGTGAGATAAAGTATCTTGATGATGACTTAGGATTTTCCGATGTTTCTCAACTAACAGATTTGATAGAAATGAGTGACTGAAATATTGACTATATAAAGAACTAACAAAGGATGGGAGATGATTAGAATGAACCTACGAGAGAAGTACAGACCACAGACCTTAGCAGACCTAGCAGGATGCTCTGAGTTTATTACTTCTGCTGAGACATGGACACTGGAATCGTGCCCTGCTAACATTCTACTTGTTGGTCCTCCCGGTGTTGGTAAGACCAGTGCTGCTATTGCTTTGGCTAAAGACTTACTAGGAGAGTGGTTCAACTCAGTTAACTTTAGAGTTACCAATGCGAGTGACGAAAGAGGTATTGACGCTGTTAGAGAACTAAAGCAAATCAGTAAGAGCAAGGCACTTGGTGCCAGTAGACGCATTGAGTTCCTAGATGAGTTTGAAAGTTTCACTGCACCTGCTCAAAAAGCACTCCGCCAAGTAATGGAAGAAAGTCACAAGAACACTATCTTTATTCTAACAGCCAATGACATTGGTCCTATTCACAATGCAATCAGAGACCGTTGTCTTACATTTGTATTCAGCCCTATCGACCCTTACAACACTGATAGGTTAGAGATGATTGTCGATAAAGAACAAATGCCTGAGCATTGGAAAAAGCATTTACCTAACTTAATTAAATTCACTAACGGTAGCCTAAGACAGTCAATAGACATTCTTGACAGTCTGCCAAAAGTAGGAACTGCTCTCGAAGACAGAATCCGAAAGGAGGGAGAGTTCCTTAACAAAGCGGCACTTAATCTGATGAGTTCGGATTATACCAAGTTAACCGCTTATCTTAAGCAAGCCATAGAATCGGGACAAGGTCGATTCTACATACTGAAAGGTTTGCGCTTTCGTGCCAAGTCGCTTATGGAAAGCGAAGACGATTGGTACAATTTCATGTTCACCTACGGAGAGTTTGTCATGATGGCTCAGCAATGGCCTGATGATGACTTGTCGTTTGTGGAATACTTTGTAGCAAAACTAAAGAAAAATATGGAGGAATGATTATGGAAGAAAATAATGGAACCAAATGGCCAGAAGATGTGATTGAAAGACTGAATGGGTATGCTGAGCGAACCGGCATCAAGTTGGGGGAAGCCGCCAACAAATTCAACAAGTGGTTGAAAGATGAGTTTGCAGTAGAAAATCCATTCGATGAAGACCCATTCTATCTAAGTCAATGGAGTGAACAATTCGTAATAGAAAATAGAAACGAAAGTGCAAGCCGTCAGCAAGACACTGTTACTTATGTCGGTATGTTCATTGGAATTGAAGACACTGAAAGAGATAACCGAAAGGGTATGTATGACAGAGCAATTAACATGTTCAAGACGAACAGAGATAGAGCAATCGACGAAGGTCATATTGGTATTCTTACTGCTAAGTCTGGTAAGTGGCATCTCAATGGTAAAGAAACAAACGACAGAGTTCAAGGTAGCGACCTACCTTGGTACGGCTTTGAGTTTGACGACATGATTCTGTGTCTAATGGCTGAAAGAAACAATGAAAGAAAGCCTATTGCACCTACTAGTATCAGTAGGACTGCTTACTTCTTAGGCTCACCGGAAAGCGGTGGCGACATAAAGAAATGGTCAATCAGTCTTCAAGGGAAGTCTATGAACGCTGACTACGAGAAGTGGGTAGCAAGTCGAATAAAAGTAGTAGAGCCTAAGAATAAAGACCAAGACATCTTGTATACAAATCGCAACTTCCATGAAACAGTTGAATACACTGACTCTTGGCTACCTGAGCACCTTAGAGTAGCCTTTAGCGCAGAGAGGCTTCTAATCAACGGTGATATGCATGGTGAGTATGTAGAGTTAGGTAACTTACTTGACGCTCACGCAGCAAAGAAAATCACTACAGCCAATGGTATGACAATCAACCCTGTCGTAATCACATATGGTTCAATCACTTATCTGAACAGAGAGCCGATGGAAAGTGAGTATGACCCGACTGGTCGCTCGTATCGTCTCAGCATCTATCGCCAGAATGTAGACCCAGTAACGGTCTGGGTATCTGGTAGAATGCACGATGAAGACAGAGTGTTTGAATACAAAAATGCAAAGGGTGAATGGGGTCACTACAATGAGAAGACCAATGTTATCGTAGTTGGTAGATTGAGACTACGGCCATTCAACAATGAAATGCAACCAAGCCTATCAGCGCTTGGTATTTACATTCCACACAGAACTGCTCGCCCTGCGGGTGGAAGTGGGAACACAAGCCTAAATCAATTTGGAGGAGATGAACAATGAGTGGATGGGATGCATTACTAGGAGACGAAGCACAGCCAGTAACTACAACTCAGCCGGTTGCATCAGCAGCCGCTGAGCCTGTGGTTCAAGAAAACATAGAGCAGAATATCAAGGAGAAGTTAACTCCTGAGACCTCTACTGAATTTATCAGTAGGTTCCCTGCTATTGCACAGGAAATGAAAGAGCAAGCGAAAGCGCCTGCTATACAACCTAGTGCTACTTTCATGGGCGTAGTCGGTCACGAAGGTACTGGTAAGACTGGTCTGGCTATGGATGCTCACAAGCATAAGCATGGAGATTCTCTTTGTATAGTAATTGACCATGACAATGGCGGATTATCCTGTAAACAGGCTCACTACAACAACGACCCTGCCTTCCGTATATTCTCACCTTGGGTTATGCAACAGGAAGACAAGACTGCTTACAACTACTTACTCAGTTACAACCGAGTCATGGAACTTGCCAAGTTTGCTGTAGAGTATGCAGAGAATCAGTACAAGCCGGGCTTTGAAGGACCAATGCTCAAATCATTCATTGTCACTGGCGTTGACCAGTTTGACGAGATGTGTATTACCTGTATGAAGATTTACGACTTGGACATGACTGCTACTAATGCTGTCGAAGCCAGCCACTCCAAACTCAATGCCGAGATTGGTTGGAACTGGAATATTCGTGCTACAAGATTCAAGCAACTAACTGCTCAGTGTCAAAAACTGAACAGGCTAGGTGTCGATGTCTATTGGGAGACTCATCTTAAAGAAGACAAAGATGGCAAAGTAGGATTCGACGGATGGAAGTTCGCTTGGCATGCTAGTGCTAACAAAGACCTGTTCCAAATACTATGGTGTAAGAACAAGTATATGAGAAACAATGATGGTTCTTTGACTGGCGAAGTTAGATACACTGCTGAGTTCTTCAAGCAGAAGACTAATCCAAACTTGTTGAATCAAGAGAGACTTTACTTTGTTACTAAGAAAGGTGAAAATGCACAGTGGTACGGTTTACCTGAACTACGAGACGGTGTAATCTGAGGTGATTGACTTGGTTAGTTTCACAATCGACAAAGATAACTTCAACCACTTTATCGGAAGTTTCGGTAAAGATTTGGCAGACATTGCTATTGATGCTAATGTCGGAAGTATATCTGCGGCGGTGGGGAAATCTACTCATTATATCTATAGAAAGATAGACTGCGGGGTAGAAAAGGGTGGTAAAGTATACATCACTGATATCCCTAAGTTGAAATCTTTTCTTAGTAATGTAAAGTCAAAGGACTTAGAAATCAACCAAGAAGGTAAGACGGGTACGCTTCATGTAAGATGCGGTAAGAGTAGTTTACAACTACCCACTTCTTCACATATAGAATCGCAAAAGCGAGTCGGCATCATGCAGAAGGCTATCGAGCAATCTAAGCAGAGTATGTGGCGTATGTGGTTTAACAGTCCGTTAACGCATCATGCTACGCTTAACTCGCTTGAGTTGAAACCAGCAACTGGATTCAAGAAAGTTCTGGGTGACAAGTATTCTTGTAAGACCGAGTTCGATTCAGACGGTTCAGAGTTTATCGTAAGAGGCGGCAAATCAGCGACGGGTAAGATGTTTGTAAGAGCAACACTAACGCAACTAGAGGCACCTGCTACATCAGCAAGGTCGGCTTTTGATAAGTGGCTACCTGACTTGTTATCTAACATACCTAACGGTGATGTAGAGATTCACACTGCCAACGAAAGCGTACTAATTGTAGTGCAACCAAGTACCGATTTTATTATGATAGTTATCGACCAAGAATACGAGGAGGACTGATTATGACTAACTACATACATGTGAACCATCAAAGAAGAGATGTCTGTTGGTTATGCGGCGGTAGACTCATTTGGGGCGCAGACTTTGACCCAGAGGATTACGGCTATGATGGAGAGGGTATAGTGGCAACACTACACTGCTCATCGTGCGGTGCCGATGTAACTTATGTACAGATACACGAAGAGGAATAGATATGGGATTGATTGATTTTTTATTCGGACCAGAAGAGCCTCAATGTGCATACGGTTGCGGTTATGATGATGAGGAGATGCTGTTCCAACATAAAGGTGAATTGACCTGTGCAACATGTCTTGAATCTTATGAAGGTATAGTATACAATCATGCAACTAAGCGTTACAGAAAAGCAGAGCCCTATCTAAAAGAGGAATAGATATGATAATCGACATCTTCAAACCAGACCCTACAGGTCCCGACCATATCTACAAGAGATGGCGTGACGCTGAGGGTAATTTGATTGAAGAAACAGTTACTGACTTCGAGCCTTACTTTTGGATTTCAGCCAATACTTCTAAGCAAATCGCTAACTCGGTCATCGACCAGTTCCCCGGCTCTCGTATAGACTGGGAAGACAAAGCGGTTGGCCTTAGAGACGATGAACCATTAGTCAAGGTGTACGCTTACAGACAATCCGATGTCAAGAGTATGGCCGCTATGTTCAGAAAAACATGGGAAGCAGACCTCAGTCTACAAGACAGATATCTGATAGACAATGTAAAAGAAATGCCCGAATGGAAACCAAGAGTATGGCACTTTGATTTAGAGTGGGATGTTAAGACCAAAGAAACCACAGTGATGGCGGTTATAGACAACTACAACAATCGTCATGTGGCTTTTTGTTGGAAGAAGTACAATCCTAACGGCTTACATGATAACGATTATCAATTAGAGAATAAAATCGTAGAGTACGAAGTTAACGGTGAAGTTCAAGAATTTACTTACGAGAGATACCTCTACGGTTCAGAACAAGAAATGCATGATGCCTTTCTTTACTACCTAGACGAATGTAATCCAGATGTATTTGTAGCCCACGCTATCATGTGGGCTGACCTACCTCACTTGATTGACAGACTAAAGCGTTTCAGAAAACTGAGTCCTTTGGGCAGAGTCATGAAACCTATGAAAAGCGGTGCTTATGATTATGTAGCCCAACCTATCGTAGGTAGGTTATGCTTTGATACTGCTGCACCAGTAAGAAGCGGTAGCGGCTTTGAGCGTGTATGGAAGGATAGTGGTCAACCCCAACTCAAGAATTTGAAATTAGATACTATCGCCAAAGCCTGTAAACTAGGTGGTAAGTTCGACATGGATGTCAAGACAGGTTGGACAGAAAGGTTTGATGACTATGTCGATTACTGTATGCAAGATACTTTATTGCTCAAAAAGATAGACGAAGGTAACCATGTACTGAATTTCTTTTTATCGCTACAAAGATTATGTGGCGTTTCTTTTGAATCGTGTCACAATGTTACACGGTTCGCCAAAGGTCTGTTGAACAGACGAACACACTGGAAGGCACCGAGTCGTTCTATGCAAGAGAAGCAAGAGTACGAAGGTGCTTTCATTCCACCTCCCAAGCCCGGTAGATATGAGGGTGTGGCTTGTGTTGATTACAAGGGTCTCTACCCTAGTATCATACTGAGCCATAATCTATCGTGGGAGACCCAAGTTCCTAAGCACATGGCAGAGGCAGACAATGTTAGGCAATTACCTGATGGTACTTGTTGGAGACAAGATGTCCCTGCATTGCTACCTAAGATTGTTACGGAGATGTTTGAACTCCGTGACAATTACAAAAAGAAAATGCGAGAAGCCCCCACTGAAAATGAGCGAAACGGATGGAACACATTACAACTTGCAGTAAAGCGTGTAATGGCATCGTTTTACGGCATGACTGCCAGTGCTTACTGGGGTTGGTCGGATTTCGACATAGCCAGTGCTATCACGGCCTGTGGTCGAAGGGCAATCAAGGCTCTTATGGAAGAGTCAGAAAAGGCTGGCTACAAGGCACTGTACGGTCACACAGATTCTGCTTTTGTCGAAGTACCTTTCGATGAAGCACCTGCTTTAGCCAAGCATCTAACTGAGACGATACAGCGTGACCATGAAGCGAGTCATTTGATTGTAGAGTTTGAGGCTTACATGCCTTACTGGATTGTCGGCGGTAAAAATCTGTACTACGGTATCTGTTCTTGGCCACCGGAAGACGAAGGTAAAAAGAAATCAGCAAGGTGGGGCAAAATTAGTACTTTGTCTCCGATATCGAAGGACTTAGAAAACGATATACTCACTGCTATCTGCACTGGGGCTGACGAAGAAAAGGTCATCAGCATAGTAAGACCGTTGGCTAAGAAAATAAAGCGAGGGGATGTCGATATAAAGGATATATCTACTACTACTAGATTACAGAAAAGGTTGACAGAATACTCGGATACTGCTGGCGGTGCTGTTAAAGCGGCTAGGTATTACAATCGGCACATGGTTGGGCGTAACCACTTTGGGGAAGGAGACAGCGTAGACTGGGTATATATTGCCAAGCCGAAAGACGGTTTACCTTCTACTCCAGTAGTTGCTTACGAAGATGTCAGCGAACTAGACGGTTTCGTAATAGATTATGATTTAATGGTTGATAAAATTGTCAAAGACAAAATAAAACCTATATTCAGAGCCCTAGATTGGGACTTAGAAAGAGCAAGCGGGGCAGCGATGCCTAAACAATATTGGTGATAAAATGAGCAGAATAGAAGACGAAGTATGTAAGAAAATACAAGGGAGAGCAGAAGTCGGTAAAGCGAAGTACGGAGTTACTATGGAGACTGCACCTTTGTCTAGGCTAGAATGGCTCATCCATGCTCAAGAAGAAGCCATGGACTTGGCTGTCTACCTACAGAAATTAATCGAGGAGGAATCAGAATGAGCGATAGAGATTGGAGTGCCTACGCTAAATCGACCTATCAGTGGGAGCCGGGACACGAAAAGATGCTTCGTATCACCAAGACTAGTCTTACCAGTGACTTTGATTTCTGCCCTAAACAGTATGAATACAAGCGTATTCATCGCTTACCAGAGCCGTCAACAGATGCTATGACAAAGGGTACAAATGTACACGATGCTATAGAGTTTTATTATGACAATGTCATGCCAATAGTAGGTGAACTACATACTCTTGTACAAAGAGACAAGATGAAAGAAGCGCTTGAACTGGCCAAGTCAATTTTACCTGACAAAGAATATCAATTGGGTGAACAACCGTCGATTGATACCAGAATACACTGGGACTTACAGAGATTGAAACATGTAGGAGTAGATGACTATTTACCTATTATCAATGAATCTGAGATACACGCTTATGTTGAGGAAGAGATTGAATTCAATGGCGAAGTGCACACTATACCGATTCACTATGCGGGCAGCATTGACCGTGGTTTCAGCGAAGAAGAAGGCGGCGTAGCCATCATGGAATTGAAAACGGGTAAGTGGGTTCAAACTAAAAGAAACGATGAGTGGAAAGACTCAGATTTTAAAGTAAAGTCCATGAGAAGAGAAATGGCGTTTTACAAGAAGTTGCTAAAATTAGCAGACCACCCTTTACAGGATGTGACGCACTGGGGTTGGGTTTACCCATCAGGTACAGTAGAAGGGTTAGATTCTCTTAACAAATACGGCTATGAACAAAGAAGCATCAACAAAATATTTTATGAAAAGATTACCAAGCGTATGGATACTACATATACTAAGCAAATTGACAAACTGAAAGTAGGTTTGATTACGGCTTATTTGAGTGGTGATTTCCCTACTAGTTCTAGTGCGGGTAAGTGCGCTTGGTGTAGTTTTAAAGAAATCTGCCCGGCATGGGAAGGAAGTGACAATCCACAAGAATATTTGGATAATTATCAGGAGGAAGAATGATGGATAAAGGGATGGTAAGCCGTTTGATAGAAAAAATGATGACTATGGTTGTAGACAGAAATGTAGAAGTTAACTTTTCTCATTTGGGTAAAGGTAACGACTATAGTATCGCTATTCAGACATCGCTGTACGAGTTTGACGAGAATGTACAAGGACCGAAAGGACCTATGTACATCACTCTGAACAACTATCTTTTACAAGATACAGGCGAACTAATCAACACCATAGACAAAATCATCGAGAGCAGGAAGTGAACCCTTGAAAATAACATTTGACTTTCCAAGAGAGGTAATGGAACTTGGAAATGAGAATGGTAGGGGCTTCCGTAAAATCGTCAGAAGCAGTGGCGACCTAGAGAGATACTGGGCTGGAAAAAACGGCGTATCTAACGCCTACATGACTGTTTACGGTTATCGTGCCACGAAGCAGCCTCATAACAACAGGGTAGATTTACTCACCCCTATAGTAAGGCACTTTGTTATGGACTTTGACCCTAAAGACTTTCGACAAAGAAGTAGACCTGATGTTGACCCAGAGAAAGCGATGGAACAGACTAAGACTTTACATTACTATTTACTCAAAGAAAATATATCTCACGCTATATGGTATAGTGGAGGAGGATTTCATGTATGGGTGGGGCTAGACAAGCCTTACATGCCGAGTAACGGTAATCACTTATCTGCTATCAAAGATGCAGGTATGCAAGTCGTCAATGATTGGATAAGAGATATGAACTTATTTTGTTCTGACCCTGCTGTCCCTTTCGATACCAGTGGGATGATTAGAATACCTAACTCGTACAATTCAAAGAGGGGTTCGTGGTCAATACCTTTGACTACCAACGATTTAGAAAGAGGGCTAGACCACATCATGGTTAAGGCACTTAATCCTAAAAACGGAGTGATTAGTTATGGTGAAAGAGGACTCGATTTAGTTATCAAAGAGTCGCACAAAAAGGCTAATGTTTTCAATCCTAAATCAAAGCCAATTGATTTACCGACAGTATCAATGGAAGGTGTCATCATATTACCATGTTTAAACTCAGCAGCGTGTCGTCAAGGGAGTAACCCTAGCCATGACGCTAGAGTACAGTTAGTCAAGTATCTGGCTAAACGGCTGAGAAACTTCATACCAGTCGAAAGAGTAAGTAAAGAAAAGGTCGAGAAAGACACAGAAACTATCATAGATTACATTAGGACATTAGAGTGGGCAGACTTCGACGAAAGGACAACCAGATATCAAGTTAGTACAATTGTCGGAACAGAATATCCACAGACCTGCTCTATGCTGTACAAGAAAGGTATGTGCTTGGGTAAGTGTAGATATTGGGATAAGACTGGCGCTATTGAGGAGGAAGAGTGATGACATTGCATTATTGCGAAATTTGCGAAAAGCGTGTTAGAGCCACCAAAAGTATGAGAGATAGATACGCATCTATCGAAGACCCAGTTATTATCTGTCAAGTCTGTAGGTACAAAAAGTTAGTCCCTAGAAAGTTATTATGCACACGCACTATCAAAAGTGGCCGTCTATGTAACGGTGTAAGATTTGATAGAAACATAGACAAGTGTGCACTATGCAGGAGGAAAGGTTATGAGTAAATCTCCTCTAATAATTGACACTAACGAAAGAGGGCCTCTACATGATGCTGTCATTCGTGCCGCCGAAAGAGAGGGCTTCTCTGTAAAGAAAGAACATTTACAGGGCATGGGAGACTACAAAGCAGGTAATGCTCACATAGAGTGTAAAAGTATATCCGATTTGATTCAATCTACATTCAAGGGCCATCTACAAAGGCAAATAGAAAACTTGGATGCTAACTGCGACAGAGTCGTTTTGCTGGTACACGGTGACATCGCCAAGTATGTCGCAATGTGTAAAAATCAAGGGAGACCTACCAGTTATCCAAAGGTCTTAGACATGATGCTAGGGATATTTGCCAGACTTACAGCAGATTTCGATTGTCATATTTATCGAGCAAAGGATTACACCGAGGCAGGTATTTTCATAGCCAAGTTACATGCTAAAATGAACAAACCTGCCAGCAAGCATGGTGCAAAAGCGATAACGAGAGTAAGCACTAATGATGTACGAGCAGACATGCTTGTTACGATACCGGGCTTTGGTCCAGATTTAGTGGACAAGTTGCTAGAAAAATGCGGGTCAATCGAAGAGATGTTGTTTCCCGAATCACTTAAACAAGTAAGAGGAATGGGGACAACTCTGCGACAGAGATTGCTAAATGTACTGACATCCGAAGAACCGATTAGGATTCAGAAAACATACAACAAGAGAGGGAAAGGAAATGATGGAACACAGAGCAGATAAGTATGATTGCGTGAAACAATACCCTATATTGAAAGGGTATCTTGAACACTTTAACCAAGTGAGTAAGAATAATGAGATACCGGGTTTGATATCTTTCTTTTTCATACTGGGACAAGCAGCAGTGCCTTATGTTAGGATACCTGTCGGCGGTAGTAACCTTGACCCAAGAGTCAGTATATTTTGGATTCAAGATACTAGGACAGGTAAATCGGCAGCATACCAAATCATAGAGAGAGTGTTGAAAGAATCAGGGATGCAAAGCGAAGATTACAACTCTGGTAACGACGCTGCTTTAGTTGGCACACTAATCCCTGACCCTGAATTTGACGGACCAGTAAGAGACGCACCACAAATACCAAGACCGGGTATATTGGCTGGTAGAAAAGGGCTTAACTTCGACGAGGGTAGCGTAATCTTGAAGTCTGGTCAACATAATGAAAATACTACCCTATTCCTACAGTCTGCATTGAACTCGGCAGGTACTGGTCGTAACATACTCACTAAGCACATGGCAAGAGACACATTCAGTGTCAAATCTGAGGTATCTCTATGGATTACCACATACCCTCCGAAGGGTATCAAAGAGCATGTACTTGACAAAGGTATTTTTCAGCGTGTTTTGACATACTGGAGACACTGGACTCTTGAAATGAAGAAGGATATCAACCAATTGCTAGCGGAGGCCGTTTACAATATACCAACATACACTGTATCGTTTGAAGAGGTCGTAACTTTCTTTGAAGATATGAGGCGTAAACTGAAAAGAAGAGTGCTGGAACTATCTGATATTGCACCGCTAGAATGGGATGAGATGTCAGAGGAAGACCAAGATGTAGTAGTGGGTAATTTGAAGCATTTGATGTTTCAGCCAGACGAAGCCTATGTACCAGCGCTTATGTCAGCAATAGACGATTATTACAGCGCAGTAGAAGTAATGAGCCCCGATAAACAAGGTATATGTTCTTCTTTCATCATGGGTCTACAAAACTACACCAATGTATTAGCACATCACATGGCAATGATTGAAGGAACATGGGTGGTCAGAGGCGACCATATAGATATGGCCAAAGAGATACTCTTAGACCTGTACGGTAACTTGATTCAGTGGCTAGAGTCCGAAATAAACATCGGTGCCGGTGCTAGTGAAAAGAAGAAGATGGAAGGTTACTGGATTAGTGCATTCGGCCAAGCAGAAAAGTTCGACTTTGACGATACTAGAGGTCACGGATGGGCTAAAAAGAAAGAGGTCATGGACAACTTTGGTAAGATAGCAAACTACAGTAGTCATGCTTCTATCAATGACAAATTCAAATTATATGGCAAAGAAATATTCAAAGATACTCGTGAAGGGGCAAGGATATTTATTAGACTCAACAAAGATGTAAAGCAGCCGAAAGGTGGTAACTCATGAGTTTCTGGGATATAGAATGTATATGCTGCGAAAGTGTATTAGGTGATAATATCGGAGGCTATTTCATGGGTCACAAGGGTAAGAAGAGGATTGCTGTTTGCGATTGGTGCTTATCCTGTATGTCGGGGGATAACTGATGAAGATGTTAGCGCTCGACATAGAAACTGCTAACTTTAGCCACGATATAGGTGGCTTTGGTCAGACGCATCTATTCGAGCCTACTGTAGTAGCCACATGGGATGGGAACCAAGGCGTAGTATACTCCAATGAGTCGGTTTCTAAATACTTACCAGAGGGTACTTTAGTCAAAAAGATGCATCCTGAGATAATAGGAGACGACTTAGCCAAGCATGTCGGTGAAGGTGGTATGGTACTGGGTCACAATTTGAAAAACTTTGATTTACCTATTATTAGGGATGCGCTTGATTGCTATACTGTTGGTGAAATAATGAAAAAATCCACTGAGCAAGTTTTTGATACATCTGTTTTGTTGAAAAGTATAGTGGGTCACGCAGTGCCCTTGTCGGATGCCTGTTATCACACTTTAAACAAGGGTAAACTTATGAACAGTCACGATGCCCCGATAGAGTGGCGCAAGGGTAATTACAGCAAAGTCGCTGAATATTGCTTGAAAGACGCTGAACTCGTATACGAACTTTGGAAACATGGTATGGAAGAAGGCTTCGTAAAGGCGAGATGCAGAAAAACGGGAGATGTCAAAGAATACGAGGTGGACTGGTAATGTCAATGATAGTCTGCGAAGTATGCGAAAGAGATAATTGGTCAGGAATTAGATGCTCTAAGCATAGAGTGTGTACTTCCTGTATAGATTCCATATTGGAAGAATATTTTGAGAGGGAAAATAATGAACGAAAACGAGAGCAACACAAGCGCAGTAGTGCATAATATAAGAGCAGCAAAAAGAGCCGTAATGACGGTCAAGACAACACTTGGCCCGATGGGTATGGACAAGATGATGGTGGATGCCGGTGGTAATGTAATAGTTACTAACGACGGTGCCACTATTCTACAAGAGTTAGACATCAGTCACCCTGCGGCTAAAATGGTAGTCGAAGCGGCTAACACACAAGAGAACATATGCTATGATGGTACGACAAGTACGGTAGTCTTGGCAGGAGAGTTACTGGGTAACAGTGAACTTCTGTTTAACAAAGGGCTTCATGCCAATATTATTTGTCGTGGTTACAGAAAAGCCTCCAAGTGGGCAACTGACCACATACAGTCACTGTCTTTCAAAGGCTCTAAGCATCTTAGTAATGTAGCAAAGACTTCTATTACAGGCAAAGCGTTAGAATCTAGCGTAGAGCATGTTAGTGGATTATGTGTAGAGGCGGTCAAGAAAGCAGCAGGTGACTTTGAAAGAATCAGAGTTCTATGTCAGCCGGGTGGTAGCCTAGATGACTCGTCTTGCTTTAGCGGTGTAGTTTTGCACAAAGAGTTCATGTTACCTGCTATGCCTACTCTACCAAATGGTCAGGCTTTACTAATCAACACTGGTCTAAGTGATATCAAAAGCGATGATAATGTTCAACTGAATCTTGGCTCTGCTGCCGAATACCAGCAATACAAGCGACAATCAGGTAGAGAGCAGTGGGTAGACAAGGCCAAGACCATAACTAACCTTCTACCAGAAGGAGGCGTAGTATTTGTCAGAGACACTGTTCATGAAGTTGTAGCGGCTACATTAGCCAAGCACAACATATCCATGGTGCACAGAATACCTGAAAGTGACATGACAGCATTAGCCAAGTTACTCAACACTACTATCGCTCACACTACAGAAGACCTACAAGAGGCTGTAGATTGCGATGCAGAGTGTAAGACTATCGGTGACATGAAGTATGTCGTTGTCAAAGGTGAAGGAGAAGTCACTACGCTTATTCTAAGAGGCGCTACTAAGCAAACTCTTGACGAGACTGAGCGTGGATTTGAAGATGCTCTTGGTGTAGTTTGCTTGGCTTACAACAGCGACTCGGTTGTCTACGGCGGAGGTTCTGCTTATCTCAATGCAGCATTGCACTTACGCTCAAGGGCTGCGGAAGCAGGCGGTAGAGAGCAAATGGCTATCGACGCATTTGCTGACGCATTGGAGTCTATACCGGCTACGATTGCAGAAAATGCAGGTCATGACCCACTTGACACTATACTGACACTAAGAAATGAACACAAGGCGGGTAACACTGACAGTGGTCCAGATATAGAAAACGGCGGTGCTTGTTCGATGAAAGAGCAAGATGTCTTCGAGCCACTTGATTTAGTCAAGCAGGCTATTCAATCGGCCAGTGAAGTTACAATCAGTATACTACGAATCGACGACATCATCGGAAAGCGTGGCGAGTGACATGAGACTATGTTCAAAAAGAGGCTGTTTTAATCTAGCCCATCGAGGATTTAGATACTGCTTAGCGTGTCTCCGTGGAAAAGATGAAGAAGAGTAACTACCTTCCTAACTTCTCAGCCATTTTGCCAAGATAGCGGGAGAATCTGCCGCCAGCCTTTCTTGATATAGGCTCAGCCTTACGCTTACGGACACCCTTGAATCCGAGTTGCCCGTGAAAGCGTATGTAGTCGCAGAAAGAGCACTGGTGTAGAACTACAGGCTCACCTGATACATAGCAACCCGATATCGACAAAGGTAGAGAAATGCGATTACAGTTCTCGCACCTTTGTTTAAGCATGTCAATTAGTCTACCCATCAACTCACCGTATGCAAGTCTAGTTTATGCCAATCAGCACCGTCATAGACAAACTTAGCATACTGATTGATTGCTACATTGACATTTATCTTAGTACCGCTACTGTGTCCACCAACAGTAGAGTCAAAGTGTAAGGTGTGACTTCCAGCCTTGTGATATACTTCAACAACATGACCTCTTGGAAAATCACCTGTAGGATTTATTTTTCTAGCAGCGTCAGTAGTAACTATCCATATATTACCTTGGTCAAAGTTGAATGTGACATCCGCACTGGTTGTCACTACTTCTAATCTATTTGGCCCCAATACATGGGTATCTGTTGAAGGAGTGGCTTGTAGATTTCTTGGATTTGCTGCGTATATCAGCCCATGTCGATTACCCGCTACATCAGCAGTGTGACTCTGCCATATAGCGCCAAAAGTGCTACCAGCAAAGTCTCCGTTTTCTGGCGAAGTGAAGAAACCGTCTAGGTCAGCAGCGGAATTGATAGAATTAGCGGGATAAACTGTGTTGCCATTCTCCGCCTTTGTCATAGGTGTCAAAAAGTTAACAGTGTTATCCAAAAATGTTCTACGGTCAAAGATGATTGGGTCATTACCTAAGACACCACTAGTACTTATCGTATACCTAAGTACTGCTAAAACTGTACTTTGGTGATTAGAATCGGTGTTGGCTGTTATACTAGGGTCAGACAAGAATCGGTTAGGTATTAAGGGAGTACCTTCTGATGCTACAACTGGTGTACCCATTTCGTACATGACATTGTCTTTGGGTGAACCGTTACCTACCAAGTATATTACAACGAATACTTCTGAGTTAGAAGACGGGTTGCTTGGTAAATCGCCAGAAAAATTGGAGTCTGTCTTGACAGTAAAACTGACAGTGCTTGATGGACCTCCTGCAAACTTATACATGATACCATCTATTTTGCAGTAACCTCCGTTGACTGTAATCAAGCCTGCGTTACCCGCTGTGATGTAACCGGGAGTACCAGATACCACGCTGTTTCTAAGCGAATGACCTTTAGCACCGTCACTTAGTCTCAAGATACCGTTACCGTGTAACCCTTCGTATAGATTAGTGAGACTAGGACTAGTAAGCCCGTCTCCGTCTCTGAGTCCTTGTGAATTAGCCCCGTAACCTGTTGCGCTTGTATGTCCTGCTTTTGGATTAGTCATTGTCCCACCTCGATGATTGCTGTGAATTTTATTTCATTATTACTAGTCTTTTCAATTGAGTTGTAAGTGTATCTACAGAAGTCAGTAGTATCCGTATCATCGCTCGGATTCTTGTACCTAATTACTACCTCTCTCAAAGGTAGCGTGAAACTAACATCTAATGACAGTTTTGCTTCGACTGACAAGGTGTTGTCGTCTATTACTTTGACATCTGGCTTGACAACGACTGCTGGTCTACCTATACCACCGTCTTGCTGAGTAGCAACAGTACCGTCAAAGCCGAACACCACTTCGTTAATTCTTGCTCTAAGTGTATCTATCAAAAATCTAGTTCCTTCATCTAATAATGGCATATCAACCTCTCCTGTTTTTCAAGTATCTACTTTGCACTGTGCCCAACTTGAGATGAGCGTTCTTTGATTCTGGAACAGTATCTGACCTTATCAGTAGTTCTTCGTTGTCTAGTACTGGATGAACACTTCTTGATTTAATAACGACAGTGTTTGTCAAAACTCCGGCTAGATGAATATGACCTAATTTGTTACCGCTAGATGTGTAGACTGGTTGGTTGTCGGTAGCAAATACAGAAGTAGCGCTTACTCCGTCTACTGTAAATGAGGTCGTACCTATAGCGTGACCACCACTGTTGTCAATCAGTACACCCGTACTTTGGAGTACACGACCCCCATGTATAGTGTCTCTGTCGGGCTGACCAAGGTTGAACCCTACACCCCTGTTGTTATCGACTCTTTCTGCTATCTCCCAACTGATTTTGACTTTGAAACCAAAAGCAGTGCTAAACTCTTCTACGCTAAACTGCCTGTTTCTGTCAAAGTCATCTTCTGATGTGTTGCTTATGTCAACTTCTTGAAATTTCTGCAATACATCTTCAAGTGTCCCGTCAACTGAATTGATATGCAAGTCCGATTTACGGTTTATTAAATCATAATTACCACTTAGTACAATTTGTTTGTTATTGTCAGTCCTTGATTGGTAACTAACTAAATCTCCGGGCTGTATATGAGAGCCCTCTAAAACATCTACCAATATTTTAGAATCATTAGCCTTTTTTGACATTCTAAGCATGTTTTGACCTATTCTTCTAGCACTAGCCTTGGTCAAAGCAGTAGGTGCGTAAATACCACCGGGTACTTCGTTAACAGAGTCGCCTTGAGTGCCAAAATCGTCGACTTGTACAACATTTTTATCATTGTTAGCCCTAGATTTGCCTCTAACTACTACTCTGTTGGGTAAAGCGCTATTATTGTTCTCTGATGTGCCCCCAGACACCCTGTTTTCAGTCAAAAGATGCTCTCTTTCTATCTGAGTTTGAGGGGAATAGACCAGATTACCGAACCTATCGCTTCTTGGTGAGTAAAAGTCATGCTTGGCCAAGAATCTGATGGCAGTGAGTGAGTCGATGCCATAGAAATCTTGAGCGACGAATGTACCGCTTGGTCTTTTTACCTTCAAACCGTTGATTGAACTCTGTGAAGTATTACCCAACTTGATTGCTAGGTCAGAAGTTCGCAAACCCACACCTACTTTCTGAGCAAAACGGATAGTTTTGTCTGTAAAGCCGATATCGTGTAATTTTCTACCCTTCAAGTTCTCTATTCCGTACCTATTACCCTTAGTTGATGTCTTGATTTCGGACATAACTAATGCTTGAGTATGGTTCTCACTACCAACGGCCAGCGCAGGCAGAGTGCTAGTAGTGGTCACTTTGTCACCATCATAAAACAAAGAGCCCTCATAGGTCATACTGTCTGTCGGATTGTGAAGCAAACGGATAGTATCTTCTTCCTCGATGAGTTTGTATCTACGCTCAGGCGTAGGTATGAAGTCTGTTTTGGTAGGTTTGTTAGCCGCAAAGCCAGCCTTGACTTTGGTGTATTGAGCATGACGAACAGCATTGTCGACAAAGCGTGGCTTACGAATCTTCTTCATCACAGTGTTCTGAGCAGCGTCTGCTCGACCTGTTGCGAGATTCTTACCTAGCGCCATGTTCACTCCCCACTATGGTCTCCTGTATTATAAGATGCATCCCCTTTGCTACCCTTTGGATGTAGCGTCTGGCTGTGCCTCGGTTGAACACTGTAATCACCCTCGTCATCATCTATAGAACGACGACTTGCGTCGGCTCTGAAGTGCTCAAGAGTGTTTTCTGACATGACCATTCTGGCCACTGGGCTGGTAATATCTGACTTGTCGTAACCTGTGACATCGACACCGGGTATGTTCGGCCCTTGACTGACAGGTACAGTTGTACTGGTCGCTGGGTCTACTGTATAGACAGGTGCGTAAGGCGGATTACTCGGAGTACCTGTACGAGCGCCCGGTGCATCACTAGTGAACATACCATACTTACCGCCAGCAGTAGCCCTGTAGAAGTTTGAGTTCTCTTGAGGACTGCTGCCTTTCAGTGCTACATAAGACCTGAACATCTGACTGTGCTTGAAGTCAAGTCCAAAGGCTGGTCTGTACAAGAATTGTATGTTGCTGTCAGAGTTATTTATGTTCTGAGATATAGGGTCGTGGTCATCATCT